GCCGCGGTGATCGCGACGCGCAGGTAGCGCTTGATGCCGCGGTAGCCGATCTCGACGACCGCGGCGCCGGCGGTGACGGCGGCCGGCTGTCCGCTGTCGAGGTCGGCGGCCGCGACCGCCGCGAAGCTGGAGTTGTCGGCGGAGTCCTGCACTTCGAACGTGAAGGACGGCGTGGTGCCGCCGGCCGCGCCGAGGTCCAGGACGACGGTCGCCGCGTCGTAGCCGGCGAGGTCGACGCCGGTGCCGTTCGCGGTGGTGGTGCGGCTCGCGGGGGCGAGCGACTGGGCCACGTTGATGTGGCTCTTCAGGTCGGTCCTGCTCATGGTTGCCTTCCGGGTCAGGTGGTGCCGTCAGGGGAAACCGGGCCTGGCCCGGGTCAGGACGTGGCGGCCTTCAGCCGGACGAACGGCTCGGCGAGCGTGGGCATGCCGTCGGTCTCCAGGCGGCCGATGAAGCCGACCTGGTTGGTCTCGGCGTAGAGCTCGACCAGGCGCTGGATGTCCATGGACAGCGCGTCGGCGATCCAGTAGAAGCTGAAGTCGCCGAGCATCCCGACGTAGTTGCCGTTGGTGAAGGTGTTCGGGACGTACTCGTTCACCTCGTACGGCAGGTCCAGGATCATGTCCGGCCGGTCCGCGGACAGTCCGGGCTGCCAGACGTACTGGCCGTTGTCGTCCTTGATCTTTCGGATGATCTTGATGCCGTCGCGGTGGAACAGCCACCGCGCCTTCGCCCAGTACTGCGACTTCAGGGAGTACTTGGCGTCGATCAGGCCGTCCCCGGTGAAGCCGGTCGCGCTGCCGGTGGCGATGTCCCTCGACGCCGGGATGCCGTCGCTGGACGCGACGAACAGACCGAGGGGCTTCTTGTTCCCGTCGCCGGTCATGTACGCCTTCTCCTGGGAGACGGCGAACTTGTACTCCAGGCGCTCGCGCACGATGGTCTCGGGGTTCATCGCCGCGCGCCGCAGCAGCGTCCGGCTGATCTTCACCCGCTTGGCCAGCGGGTTCGGACGCAGCTCGCGCTTGCCGAACCGCATCCCGTCGTCCTGGCTGCCGGTGGCAACCTCGGACGTCCAGTCGGCGTCGGACAGGTCGGTGTCCAGCGTCGGCACGCCGAGGGACTCGGCCGTGGTGAGCTGCTGCACGGTCGCCAGCCGGCGGATGGCGACCTGGTCGTCCACGGCCTTCAGCAGCTGCTGCACGAACTGCTGCGGCGCCATGAGGAAACCGCCCTCCGGGTCCGACCCGGCGTTGAGGGCGCGCACCTGCTGCTCGCTGAGCGCGTGGCGCCCGTTGAGGAGGTAGGCGCGGAACGCCTTCGTCTGGGCGTCGTCGCCGCGCTGGCCCTCGTCGGGCAGGTCGTCGACGGCGTCGCGCTCGTCTTCGAGGAGCTTCTCGGCCCGCTCGATGGTGGCATCGAGCTGGTCGCGCTCGTCCATCAGCGCGTCGAAGGACTTGGTCTCCTCGCCGTTCATGGAGCGGCCGGCGTCGGTGGCCGCAGCCATGATCGCCTTGGCGTCGACGCCGAGCTTGGTCCGCTTGGCCTTGAGCTCGCGGATCTTCAGAGTGGTCATGCTCTCCGTCCCCTCCGGGGTGTGGTTGTGCCGCCTGGTGGGGCGGGTCAGTGAGACAGGCCGGCCAGCCGCAGCAGCCGCGCCTGGTGTGCGGCCGCGGCCGCGCGCGCGTCCTCGTCGTCGTCCGTGCCGCCCGCCGCGTCGAGCAGGGCGTTGAGCGCCGTCACGGCGTTGGACACCAGCGCCTTGTTGGCCTTGGACAGGACCGCGCCCGCACGGTGCGGGCCGCCGAGCTGGTCCATGACGGCCTGGGCGAAGGCCTCGCCGTTCGGTCCGCCGGCGGCGAGCGCCCGGGCCAGGGCGTACTCGTCGGCGCGGCCGGACTCCACCACGGCGTTGGGGTCCATGGGCAGCGGGACCGCGCTCACCTCGAACAGCTCCCAGCCCTCCGGGGTGCCGTCGTCGGCGATGTTCCAGACGTCGAAGCCGATGGAGAAGGCGTTCATGTAGCCGCCGCGGTACTTGCGTTCGACCTTGCGCGCGAAGTCGTCGTCCTGGTCGAAGAGCAGGTCCATCTTCAGCGCTTCGCCGTCGACCCACGTCTTGTCGGCGCGGCCGATCGGCAGGCCGTCGCGGCCCCAGTAGGAGTGCCCGTAGCCGAGCACGGGGTTGGATTCGAACCGGCCGAGCTCGGCGCCCTTCATCGTGAGGTTGAGGCCGTCGCCCTTGCGGCCCTCGGTCGCGGCGACGATCGTCAGCGGCTTGCCCGCGGCCTCGTCGCCGGTGTCGTCGTTTCCGTCGGCGCGCAGCACGTAGCCGCGCATGTAGTGCCGCTGGCCCTTCATCGGTCCTCCGGAGGGTGTGGGATCTGACGGTTGCGCGGCGACTCCTGTTGCCGCTCGGGCTGCGGGTCGGCCTCGAAGCGGGCCGGGTTCCGGCCGCAGGAATCGGCCTGGCGGGCGTGCCACCAGACGCCGGAGCGGCCGCGCTCCGCAGGACTGCCGCAGGCCGAGCAGCGGCCCGGCTCGATCAGGGGCTTCATACGACTGGCACCACCTGGCAGTTGCAGCCCGCGTGCACGGGCGGGTGGAAGGTGTCCCGCTTGGCGACGAGCTTTTCGCCGTCCTCGTCGCCCTCGACCTCGTCGCCCTTGGCGATGAAGGGGGTCTCAATCTCGGTCTCGCGGCCGTCGAGCTTGGTGCAGTACGGGCAGTGCTTCGACCCTTGCGTGACCCACTTCAGGGTGGTGACGCCGGCGTCTTTCCACGTCTCGCGCGCGGCCGCGTTGGGCAGCTGGTTGGACTCCCACCGCGCGGTCTGCTCGGGGCGTTCCTCCTGCCACTTCTCCAGGCGGGCGACGACGTCTTTGGCGGCCTGGTCGCGGTCGGCTTCGTTGTCCTCGGCGATCTTCCGCAACTGCCCGAACGAGGTGGACAGCCGGTAGCCGACGTGGGCCAGGACGTAGGCGTGCGCCCACGTCGACAGGTCCACGTCGTCCTCGTGGCCGACCTCCTCGGCCGCGTCGACGGCGACGTCTGCGGCGAACGCGGTGAAGATCGGCAGCCACAGAGCGGTCATCCGCACGCCGATCGGGCCGTCCTCCGCGTACAGGGAACGGATGGCGTTGACGAACGTCCACACCGAGCGGTGGCCGCGGCCGCCGTCGTCGGTGAGGTGCTCGTCGACGAGCTCGCCGACTTTTTCTCGCTCGAGGTCGGCGACCTCAAGGTCGGCTTCGGCGATCTTCGGTGCCCAGGCCTCGGCGAGGTTCGCCCGTACCCGGCCGCCGCGGCGGCCGGAGATGAGACGGGCGCGCTGGAGGGCGGCCCGTTCGGGGGCCGGCGCGCCGCGGCCGGCGGGCACCATGTTGAGCGGGACGAGGTAGTCGTCGCCGCCGTCGATCGGGTTCATGTTCTCCCGGTCGCGGACGTCGTTCGCCGACAGCCAGCCCCACTGGCGCCCGACCGCGTACGCCTGGTAGCGGGCGACGGTGTTGCCGCGAAGCAGCGCGTCGACCAGGTGCTCGGGGAAGTACCGCTCGCGCTCTTCGGGCAGCAGCAGCTGCGTGAGGACGGCCTGTTCCCACCGCGTCAGCCACGCGGCCAGCGCGCTGCTGACGTAGTCGAGCTGCTGCTCTTCGATGTTGCTGAAGGTGGCCCGGTCGAGGTCGCCGATCTTGTGCGGCGGCAGGCGCAGCCACCGCGCCATGTCGGTGACCTGAAGCTTGCGGGTCTCCAGGAACTGGTTCGCATCGTTGGGCAGGCCGACCGCCTGCCACTGCACGCCCTCCTCCAGGATTGCCACGCGGTGCGCGCGGTCGATGCCCCGGTGGATGTTGTCCCAGTCGTCGGCCATCCGCTTGCGGGCCTCGGGCGAGAGGTTCTCCGGGTGCGACAGGACGCCCGCCGGGGCCGCCCCGTTGCTGAAGATCTTCGCGCCGTAGTGCTCGGTGGCCAGGCCCAGGCCGATGGAGTTCGCCGCGAGCTCGACGACGGAGTAGCCGCGCATCCCGTCGTAGCCCAGGCCGTTGACGTAGAACACCTCGCCCGGGGCGAGGTTGGCGTAGATCCCGTTGACGTCGTCGAGGTACTGGAACCAGCGCTCGGCCCGCCCGTTGCCCATGTACCGGATCCGGGGGTGCAGCCGGTCGGGGCGCAGCGGCCAGAGTTCCTCGATCACGCCCGTGCGGGGGTGGGTGACGATATAGGCGGCGCCTCCGCCCCAGGTGATCGCGTGGCCCTGCAAGGCCTCCTTGAAGGCCATGGCGCCCATCATGTCGTTCGGGGCGTCGTGCAGCAGCGGGTAGAGCGGGTGGCTGGTGGCGCGGCGCTTGCCGCGGGCGAGGCGCTCGTACAGGAAGAACGGCAGCAGGCCGAGGTCCTCGGCGATGACGCGGACGCCGGCGAAGAACGGCGCGTACATCAGCGCGGTCTCCTGGTCGACGCGCACACCGCTCGAGTTGGCGGTGCCGCCGCTGAACCAGTCGACCACCCACTGCTCCGGGGTGGCGATCCCGGACAACGGGCCCGACGACGCCCGGGCCACGGCTTCGATCGCTGAGCGGACCATGCCCACTACCGCTCACCCCCCTTGGCCTTGACGAGGTCGCGCGTGGCGGCCGCCTTCACGCTGAGGGCCGCGCCGACCAGGCCGACGCCCAGGACGATGACGCCGGCCGTGGTCACGCCCACCCACGGCCAGCGCATACCGAGGCCAGTGCCGATCGTCAGAACGCCGAGCAGCACCAGGACGTCGAAGCGGTCCACCCGTCACCTCCTAGGAGTTCAGAGCCATGCCCTGGCTCTCGTAGACGGACGGCTTGGGCATGCCGCGCAGAGCGCCGTCCAGGGCGAACAGGACAGCGGGGATGCCGTCGATCCGGATGCCGGTCTTGTCCCGGTCGGGCTTGACCGGGCGCAGCCGGTCGGGGTCGTCGCGCGGGGACTTCTTCTCGACGTTGTCGGCCATCCACGTGGCGACCGGGTTGCCGAAGTGCTGGAACTCGTCGGCGGCCTTGAGGCGGCGCATGAACTCCTGCATGGGCCCGGTCATGCGCAGGAACGTGGTGTCGGACTCGACCATCTTCAGCCGGGTCCGCTTCACGATCTCCTGGCGCACGGGCTCGCCCGACCACTTGTCGTAGGTGATGTCGACGATCCGGAAGTCCTTGTGGTCGGCGGTGACGTCGTCGTAGATCCGGTCGTAGTCGATCGTGTCGCCGTCGGTGGCGGTGATCCATCCGTCCGCCACCCACTCGGAGATCCGGCCGTTGGTGTGCTCGTCGAGCGTCGGGATCACCGACTCGGGCAGCCAGAACCGCCAGAGCACCGAGCCGTCGGGGAAGACCAGGGCGAGGCTGGTGAGGTCGAGCTTGCTGGACAGGTCCAGGCCGCCCCAGCAGCGCTCGCCCTTCAGGCGGCCGCGGATCCAGTCCGGCGTCGGTGCGACCTCGCCCACCCGCGCGTTCCACAGGTCCATCGAGATCCAGCGCGAGACCTGCGAGACGCGCTGGTTCAACCGGAACTGCCGGAAGCCGTTCTCCTTCGAGCGGTCCGTGCGTGCCTCGAGCGCGTCTTCCCGCAGAGCCTGGATGGACAGGAAGCTGCCGAGCGCGGGATTGGCCCACGCCCAGTTCCGCTCGTCCCACGGGTCGATGGAGACGGGCAGCTCGGGCCGGGCCGGGAACAGCCGCCACAGCCGTTCGAGCTCCTCGACGTCCTTCGGCATCTTCCGCACGTACGCGAAGTGGTGCGGTGCCCGGGCCGGGTCCTCCATCACCCGGTCGGCCTCGTCGATCATGTCCGCGCCGAAGCTTGCGTGCGCGGTGGTCTCGGTGGTGATCGCCAGCATGAGCGGCTGCGTGCGCGCGCCGGCGCCTGTGACCATCGCCTTCCACAGCGAGTCATCCGGCTGCGAGAGGACCTCGTCGAGGATGAAGCAGTGCGGGCTGTGGCCCAGCTCGTTGTCGGCGTCGGCCGGGATGATCTCGTAGTGCGAGCTCGTCTTCTCGTCGACCAGGCGCCGGGCGTTGCGGATGTGCTTCAGCCGCTTCGCGAGGATCGGCGACTTCTTCACCATCTTCGTGGCGGGCTCGAAGACCTTGCCCGCCTGGCGGGTGTTGGCGGCCGCGCCGTAGACCTCGGCGGACTCCTCGCCGTCGCTGCACAGCATGTAGAGCGCGATGCCGGACAGCAGCGCCGACTTGCCGTTCTTGCGGGCCATCACGACCGTGGCCCGGGTGTACCGGCGCACGTACCGGCCCCACTGCTCGGACCAGTGGACCTCGCCGAACAGGGGCCGGATGATCTCGTGTTCCTGCCACGGCGCCAGCACGAACTTCGTGTTGGCCAGGGCGCCGGCCGGGTGGATGAGCAGCTCGGCGAAGAACTTGACGACCTTGTCGGCGCGCGGCTCGCAGTAGTGCGCGCCGCGCTTCGCGCAGGTCTTGCGGTCGAGGGTGTACCCGCACGTCCCGCCGCGGCGCGAGCGCGGCCGCCAGCGCTTGTTGTGATCGACGCGCAGCACGCGCCGCCTGGTCGTACGGCCCGGGCGGGTGGCCGCCTTGCTGCGGGCCGGGCGCCGTGTCGTTACTGCCGGGGACATGGCGCCTCCGCGGGTGGATCAGGACAGCAGCCGCTCGGCCCCCAGTCCGTCACCCTCGTTCGGGATCTTCAGGCCTGCGCGGTCGGACGGTGTCAGGCCGAAACGCGCGCCGTACGCGCGGGCCTGCGCGTCGGCCGCGTCCAGGGCGAGCAGCCAGGGGTTCTTGCCGAGGCGGTGCCCGGTGAGATCGCCGTTCTTGTTGAAGACCGGAAGCTCGACGACGGCGCCGTCGGCGTCGACGTGCTCGGCCGCGTCCCGCCGGCGGGCCACCGCGTCGCACCAGTTGGCGAAGCTCTCGACGTCCCAGGACGTCAGCACCCGCTTGGCTTCGAGGTCGGGGGCGTAGTCGTCCCAGACCTCCAGGGCGCGGTCGCCGAGCCAGTCGGGCGGGGCGATCTCGCCGGCGGACGGCTGCGGCTCCTCGTCGTTGATCCGGTCCTTGCGGTCGCCGTGCAGCACGCGCAGCGCGGTCGGCTTGCCGGCAGGTCCACGCTTCCCCATGATCACCTCCGGCCCTTCGGGCGGTCACATTCGGTTACGGCGACGGCCGCGGTACGGCGGATCCGGAAACCTGTCGGAGCGGGAGGGGGCTCCCCCCCGCGTTCCCCCGCCCCCTGGGTGTAGGTCGTGGAGGG